ACTAACAGGTTTATGGTTCAGAATGAATGATAAAATCCAAAGACTAAAACAATTAGTAGTTTTAGGTCAGCCAGATGAGGTTGGTGAAAACATTCAAGATACTTACGAAGATATGAGTGTTTATGGAATTATAGCACAGATAGTCCAAAGAAAGAAGTGGGCTAAGTAAAATTTAACAATTATTTAACATAAAAGATTTGGTGATTCCAAGTCTTTTTCTTATCTTTAGGTAGATGAAAAAATCAATGGTATCCAATATATTTAATTTCCCCGTACATAAAGAGGGGAAGGATGATGTAAAGGTTTCCTACTCACAATATACAATGTGGGCAAATTGTCCTAAACAATGGAAACTTACATATATGGATGGTCACAAAGACTTTGACCCATCCATACATCTTGTATTTGGTACTGCCATGCACGAGACTATTCAAGCATGGTTACAAGTCATGTATAATGATTCTGCGGTGAAGGCAAACGACATGGACTTGGAAAAGTTACTCTTAGAAGAAATGGCTAAAGAGTACAAAAAGATGATGGCAATCTATGGAGTAAAGTTTACTACCAAAGATGAAATGAATGAGTTCTACGATGATGGTCTTCAGATATTGGATTTCTTAAGAAAGAATAGAGCAAAGTATTTTTCAACAAGGACTATGAGATTAGTTGGTGTTGAGTTACCAATATACTATCCAGCGTCAGAATCAAACGAAAATATTATGATGAAAGGATTCTTAGACTTAGTATTTGAGAATCTGGCAGATAATACAATAGAGATTTGGGATATCAAAACATCCACGAGAGGATGGAATAAGTGGCAGAAAGCTGATAAAACTAAAACGGCTCAGTTGGTTTTATACAAAAAGTTTTTCTCAGAACAATACGGATATCCGATAGAAAAGATACAAGTTAGATACTTTATAGTAAAGAGGAAACTATGGGAAGAGGCCATGTTTGCTCAACAAAGAGTACAAGAATTTGTACCAGCACATGGAAAACCAACATTAAATAAGATTGTAAAAAACTTTGATGAGTTTATTGATGTGGCTTTCAATGATGATGGTTCTTACAATTCAGAAGGGGACTTTCCTGCGATGGCAGGTAAAAATAATAAGAATTGTAAGTGGTGTCCATTTAAGACATCTGAATTATGTCCCAAAGTTGAACGAATAAAAAATGTATGAGAAATTTTTCAATAATGTTGATAGGGTTGTTGTGTACTTCGGTAAACTCACCCGATATGGTATATCAAGTAGAGACATTACCAATTGAAGAAATAAAAATTGAACAAAAAGAAATTAAAATAGCACCCATTGTAAGAAATGTCGATGACTTAGTCGAGGCAATGGTATGGGTAGAGTCTAAAGGTAAAGAAGATGCATATGCAAAAAGAGAAAACGCTGCAGGAATTTTACAAATTAGACCTATCATGGTAAATGATGTAAACAGAATATTAAACCTAAACAAAGATGATAGATTTTATACACTTGACGATAGATGGGACAGAGAAAAGTCCATTGAAATGTTTTATGTGTTTGTAGACTATTATCATAAACAGAGTTCATATGAAGAAATCGCTAGGTGCTGGAATGGTGGTCCGAAGGGATTACAGAAGAAACAAACTAAAAAGTATTGGAAAAAGGTACAAAACACACTTAATAAAAATGAAGATAGCTCTTATAGGGGATGAAAAATACGAGAATAGAGGTGAACTAAAAGAGACCATTTTTAAATTAAAACAAAAGTTTGGTGAGGATTTGACAATTATCACAAGAGGAAAAAAGAATGGTGTAGAAAAATGGGTTCGTAAATATGCATTAGAAATGAATCTAAAGTATATTGAATTCAATCCTGCACATACCTCAAGAACATTATATAGTGGGATGGAAGATGAATATTATGATAAACCATATCATCCAACACAACCACTTCATCAATATGATTGTATTGTACACAACTCAGACAAAATAGTTTATTTCGGTGAAATTACGAGAAAAGAATTTAACCACTTTAACAGATTGTTAAATAGATGGAAAAAGAAGGCAAGTTTTGTACAATGAATGAAATAGATGAAAGACCATGGGGAAAGTACGAGGTACTATTAGATGACCCAACAACAAAAGTAAAAAGGATTACAGTAAATCCAGGACAAAAATTATCGTATCAATATCACCATAAAAGACAAGAGTGTTGGATTGTCATAAAAGGTAATCTAACAATAGTTTTAGATGATGAAAAAGTATTTAGAGAATATGGTGAATCCATCAGAATACCCAAGGGTGCAAAACATAGAGCATGGAACGAAACCGATGAGATTGTTGAGTTCATAGAAGTTCAAACTGGCACTTATTTTGGTGAAGATGATATTGTTAGAATTTCTGATGAATATAATAGGATTTAATAAATATTTTTTGTATATTTATAGTTAAATAAAAAGAAGAAGTTATAGAATGAGTATAGAACTACCAAAATTAAAAAAGGCTGGGACAAAAAAACCCAAGATACTTTTACTTTCAGACGACTTAAGATTACATAGTGGAATCGCAACACAATCAAAAGAGATTGTAATTTCTACTGTACATAAATACGATTGGGTTCAGTTAGGTGCGGCATTAAAACACCCTGAACATGGTAAACAATTTATATTAGATGACGATGTAAGAAAGTTAACCGGCGTAGAAGACGCATCTGTAAAAATATATTGTCATACAAGTTATGGTAATCCTGAAGTATTGAGGGAATTACTTAATGTTGAAAAACCAGACGCAATCTTACACTTTACAGACCCAAGATTTTGGGGATGGTTGTATGATATGGAAAATGAAGTTAGACAAATATGTCCTATAATGTATTACAATATTTGGGACTCATTACCTGACCCTCATTGGAACGCACCATTTTACGCAAGTTGTGATTTACTATTAGGTATATCCAAACAAACTTATGGTATCAACAAAAGAGTAATGGATTGGTACGAACAAGACCGAGAAGATTGGTCCTTTAAATACATACCACATGGTGTTACTAATTTGTTTAAACCATTATCAGATACAGATGGTGCTTTAATCAAGTATAAAGAAGAAAAAAAGCTGAATGATTATGACTTTGTAGTTGGGTGGTGTAATAGAAATATTCGTAGAAAAGTGCCAGGTGATGTGATTCTTGGATTTGAAAAGTTTGCAGAAAAATATCCTGATAAAAAAATGTGTTTATTCATGCACACAAATCCTGTTGACGAAAATGGTACGGATATTCCAGAAGTCGTTAGAATGAATGTAAAA